AATGATAATAAAAGTACTGTTAATCAAGCAGTTCAAGAAACAGTAAATGTATTAAACAAAGATACTACAGACAAGTTTAAAAAAATTATAAACTTTGAATGAGGTTACTATGTCAAAATACCCTATTAGTTTAATTAATAAAGAAGTATTAATTGATAAGCATGATGAAACCGTTTTATTGGATGAAATTTCTAAAAAAAGATTATTTGAAATATTATCAAAATTAGGATATGACTTTGATTATTTAATTAAACTATTTGAAGAAAAATCATTATCAGCAGCAGAACAATCTAAGTTTAATATAATGATTAGAAAAATTCAAAAAGAGTATAATATTAATATAATTGATATCATTTTATATTTTGAAGAAACCTTTGTTAAGTTTAAAAAAATATTATCTATATTTGATTGTGAAACTAAAAACATACTAAAAAATGAACTGTCTATTAAACATAATATAAAAGTAGATCAGAATAACTTAATTCAAATATTATCATAATATGGAATTATCAACATGGATGACGTTTTCTATATTTAAAAATGTAGAAAAGTATATTAAATCTAAAAATTATGATCAAGTTGTTATTTTTACAAGATTACCAGAAATTGTATTTAAAAGAGTTAAATCATATCAATTAATATTTTATAAAAATATATATAATGAATTAGAAAATCACTATTATACATACGAAGACTTGGCTATATATTTGTTGTATATGTATATGATGAATAAAAAAATTCGTTTACAGGAAGTTAATCAAAAAAGTGTATTACAAATTAAAAATTATATATCAGTTAAACAGTTAAATGCTGATAAAATAATAATAAGAGAAGTTAAAGAATCACTACAAATTAAAAAAGATGCAGATTTTTTCAGTATTAAAGAAGACGGCACAAGTATAGTATATGCTTTAACAAAAAAAGGATTTGTTTCTCCTTCAATTTTTATAAAATATTATGATGTACTATTGACAACCAAACCGGAAAATGATATTTTTAAGAGTGAAGAATATATAGTATTTGAAAAAGCAGCTATTAAAATAAAAGAAATCCTAAAAAGGAGGATTAGTAATGAACAAAAAGAAGTTTCAAGTTGATTGGAGTTCCACGATGGAGAAAATTAAGAAACAGGAAACATCCACTTTTAAAGACGAAAGACTATATTATCCTCAGTTTTCTGAAGCTGGTATAGCGCAGGCAATTATTAGATTTTTGCCTAATCCTGTTGATGGTGAAATCCCATTTGTAAGTAATTTTAGTCACTCTATTAAAGGTATGGGTGGATGGTATATTGAAAACTGCCCTACTACTATTAAAAAAGAGTGCCCCGTATGTAAAGCTAATACTGCAATATGGGACTCAGATCCTGATACGGTTAGAAGTCGTAGTAGAAAAAAATCTTACTATACTAATATTTTAGTTGTTAAGGATCCAATGCATCCAGAAAATGAAGGTAAAGTATGGCTTTTTAAATATGGTAAGAAAGTTCATGAAAAAATCATGGAAAAACTTCAACCACCTGAGGGTGGTATTAATGAACCTGTAATGGTATTTGACTATTATAAAGGAGCTGATTTTAAGCTTATTATAAAGAAAATTAAGGTTAATAATGTATTAATGCCAAACTATGACTCTTGTACTTTTAATGAACCTTCTCCTATTGGAACTGATGAAGCTGTTGAAAAAATTCATAATAGTTTATATAAGTTAGATGAATTTATTGCGGAATCTAATTTCAAACCTTATGATGAATTAGAAGCTAAGTTTAATAGAGTAGTTGGAGTTTCAAAACCTACATCAATTAAAGTAGCAGATATTGTTGTTACTGGTCCTAAAACCGAAGCTATTGTTAAAGCACCCGATAATACAACAGAAACTTCAGTGTTTGATGATAAAGGTTCAGAAGGAAATGTCGATAGTTTCTTTGAAGATTTGAAAAAGGACGATTAATACAATTTATCTCCTTGTTAATAAAATGGGAAGTCCTTAGCGGCTTCCCATTTTTAAACTAATCTATGAATAGAAATTATTTAAATGATAATATTGCATTAAATCAACAAGTTCGTAGTATATTATCAACTTTTTCTAATGTTACAGAGTCTTCAGAGTATTATAACTTTAGATGTCATATATGTGGTGACTCTAAGAAATCTAAGTATAAGAAAAGAGCCTATATATTAACTAAGAGAACACCTTGGCAATATTTTTGCCACAACTGCGGGTATAAAAAGCCCGTTTATTTATGGATGAAAGAGTTTTTCCCTACTAATTACAAAGAGTATATTTCTGAAACCTTAAGATTGAAAGATAACAATGTAGAACCAAAAGTTCAACCAATTCAATTTAAACAAACAAAGGTCAAGCTAGACGAGCAGGAACACACCAAACACTTCATTCCTATATTAAAAGGTAGTAACATCCTATTTGATAAAGCTATTAAATTATGTAAGAGTAGACGAATCCCTGAAGTTATATGGCATAAATGGTTTGTAGCGGTAGATGGAATGTATAAAAATAGACTAATTATACCGTTTTATGATGATAAAGGCAAAATATATTATTATCAGGGTAGACGCTTAGATGATAGAATGGAACCTAAATATCTATCAAGACCGGGTAGTAATCATAATAACATATATAACTATTATACAGTTGATTACAATAAACCAGTAATCGTTTTAGAAGGTCCAATTGATTCTATATTTGTAGATAATTCTATAGCTGTTACTGGTGTTAAAATGAATGATCCAAAACTAGATGTATTTAAATATAAGTATTTTTTAATAGACGATGATCCGACTCCTGAAACACATAAAAAAATAATTGAATTATTAGACCAAGGTAATTATGTGTTTTGTTGGAATAAATTTAAAAAAACATTTCAATTACCTAAAAAACCAAAATATGATATCAATGATACAATATTGTACTTAAATAAAGATAAGTTCACTTTTGAAGAACTAGAGCCATATTTTACTAATACAATATATGATAAGGTGCTTTTTATATGAAGCAACAGATTAAATATAATAATTTAATTTTTGATTCTAATGAAGAAATAATGATGTATTACTTTTTAGAAGAACTATTACTAAACAAATATATTAATTCGTTTGATTATCATCCAGAATCAATTGGTTTATCAGATTTAGTTAAATATAAATGGTATAAAACAAATATTGAAAAAGAATCAACTTTGTTAAGAGAGCACGTTTATACATACGATTATGAAATAGTATGGAATATTAATAAGTCTCATAATATTTTTTATAATAATATTGACGATAAAATTAAACTTGATAAAGTTTCATTTATAGCTCAAAATAATATTTCTAAAATTGAAATAAAACCAGCGTGGGATGCTCAGAACATGACGCGTTTATTTTCAATCAATCAAAAATGGCTATATCAAAAATATGATATATATGTTCAAAAAATTATTCCAATAGGTGATAATAAATGCTTATTTGCTAAAACATTTACACCTAAAGAAGCATTATATACAACTAAACAAAGAAAGTTAAAAAAGTATAAGTTTAAAACTAGATCACTTGAAGAATTTTTAAAATTATATGAAAATTAATAATTATTATGTATATGTTTACTTAGATCCAAGAAAACCAGGATCTTTTAAATATAAAGAGTTTGTTTTTGATTATGAACCTTTTTATATAGGAAAAGGTAAATTTAATAGAATAACATATCATATTAGACAATCAACATTGGATAACGATTATAATAAAATTAAAAATAATAAAATAAAAGAGATAATTCATGATAAATTAAAGCCTATAATTATAAAATATAAATCTAATTTATTTGAAAATGAAGCTTATAATCTTGAATCTAAAATGGTCAAAACAATAGGAAGAGTTGATAAAAAAACAGGACCTTTAACTAATTTAACGGGCGGAGGAGCAGGAGCAACAGAATATATTTATACAGAACAATTACGTCAAAAAATGTCTAAAAGAAACCGCGGTAAAAATAATCCTAATTTTGGTAATGGAGATAAAATTAGAGGAGAAAAAAACATATGGTATGGAAAACATTTGTCACCTGAAATATGTGATAAAATTAGTAAAAATCACGCAGATGTTAAAGGTAAAAAACATCCTATGTTTGGTAAGCATCATACAGAAGAATCGAGAAATAAAATGTCAAAAGCAAAAATGGGTCATATACCTTGGAATAAAGGTCTAACAAAAGAAACAGATAGTAGAATTGATAATTCGCCTAAAACTGAAAATTTTAAAAAAATTATGAGTCAAAAAAATTCAGGTAAAAATAATAAAATGTATGGTAAAGGAAAATATGATTATTATATTAATGGTATAAAAATTGAAAGTTTATTGTATTTTTGTAAAGAAAATAATTTAAATTATAATGGAGTTACTAGTATATTTCGTAGAGGATTAAGTGAATATTTATATAAAAAGAAATGGTTTATTCAAAGGAGATTAAAAAATGAATAAAAATTCTTTATCAGATTTGTTTTCGATAGAAGATCAAAAAAAAATTGAAAATAATCGAAATGAAATAATGATAATTGATGCTACAAATTCTGCATATCGTAATGTTTTTGCTTCAGTTTTCGCTAATCCTGAGGATAATGGAGTTTTTGATTTATGGAAGCATATGTTTATGAATAGTTTTATTAATTTAATTAAGAAGTTTGAACCAAAGAAAGTTATATTAGCTTTTGATGTTAGAGGTAGTTGGCGGTATGAGATATATGCAGATTATAAAAATCGTCGTAAAGGAGCTAGAGATAAAGCAGTTGTTGATTTTGAAAAGTTTTTTCCTGTTTTAAATAGTTTAAAACAAGATATTAAAGATACATTTAAGAATATATATGTTTTAGAAGCACCTAAATGTGAGGCTGATGATATTATAGCTGTATTATCTAAAGAGGTTTTTAAAGATCAACCCATAACTATAGTATCAACTGACTCTGATTTAAAACAATTACTAGTATATCCAAATATTCAAATGTATGATCCAATGAAAAATAAGATAGTTCAATGTATTAATCCTAAAAAAGAACTAGAATTAAAGATACTTACCGGTGATAAAAATGATGATATTCCTGCAATTAAACCTAGAGTAGGTATAGCAACAGCAGAATCAATATTAAAAAATGGATTACAACAAGTATTAGACGAAGATAAAACTATTAAAGAAAATTATACTAGAAACACTATATTAATAGATTTTAACTATATACCTCAAGACATTACAAATTCTATTATAAATATATACAACAATTATGAAAAAGGAAAATTAGATAGTTTAAAATTAATGACTTTCTTTTCTAAAAACAAATTAAATAGACTAATGGAAGATTGGCAAAATTATAGTGAAGTTATTAAAAATTTAATATAACTTCATTTTAAAGAATTATTATGGGAAAAACTAGATCTTTTTATACTGGTGAATACGTAGTTGTTAATAAAAACAAGTATATTGGGAATAAAAATCCAACATATCGTAGTTCTTGGGAAGCGCGTTTTTGTTATCACGCTGATATGAATCCTAATATCTTAAAGTGGGGATACGAGTGTGTAGAAATAACCTATTTAAGTCCAATTGATAATAAAGTTCATAGATACTTTCCAGATTTTTATATGGAACTAATTGATAAAGATAAAAAATTACAAAAATATATAGTAGAAGTTAAACCATTAAACCAAACAAAAAAACCTGCAACTCCTAAAAACAGAAATCAAAAAGCTCAACGCAGATATCTATCAGAAGTATCAACGTACGTAACTAATATATCTAAATGGCAAAGCGCGGAAAAATACTGTCAAAAAAGAGGATTTATTTTTAAAATTATAACTGAAAATGATCTATTTTTTAACGGAGAATAATATGGAAAATGTTATCTATACTAAAGACGAAGCTATGAAAAAATCACTAGAATACTTTGAAGGTGACGAACTTGCAGCTAGCGTCTTTGTTGATAAATATGCCCTTAAAGACGATAAAGGTAACTTACTAGAAGACGAACCTTCTAAAATGCATAAAAGAATAGCTAAAGAATTCGCTCGTATTGAAAAAAATAAATTTAAAAATCCTATGAGTGAAGATGAAATATACTCTTATTTAGAGAATTTTAAATGGATAGTTCCCCAGGGCAGTCCATTAGCAGGGATCGGAAATAATTATTCTTATCAAACTTTAGGAAACTGTTTTGTTAAAGGAACTAAAGTTTTAACAATTAACAAAGGCGTTAAAAATATAGAAGATGTTCAAAATGACGATATAGTTATTACAGATAACGGAACAACGCAAAAAGTAAAACAACTCCATAAAAATAAATTATTGAATAATACTATTTTGTTTAAATGTTATCGAACTCCTAATATTATATGTACAGAAAATCATGAATTTTTATCCATTTCTAAAGAACAATTAATGTGGGGAGAAGTTCCTGCATGGAATAATATAAAATATTTACGTGTAGGTGATTATATAGCTTTACCAAATAGATTAGATGAAAATATTACTGATCAATTTATAGATATTTCAAAAGAATTGGATAATGAAATACATCAACACGAAAGAAATTATACTTTTTATACAAATGTTGATAAATGCTATTTAGAAACTTATTGGAGTTGTTCAAATGGCAAAATATGTAAAAAAGAACATCAACATATTAATAAAATTTGGAAGATTGATAACGATTTTGCATATTTTTTAGGTTTATGGTATGGTGATGGGTGTATTTTTAGTGATAGAAAACGTTCAGGACAAAGAAATCGAATTAGTAAAGGAAATCATTATAAAAATAAAATTAGAGGTATAACATTTACTTTTTCGTCTAAAGAAACAGAAATTATTAATTTTGTTGAAAATTATGGTAAAAAATTGTTTGGTATAAATCCTGATAGTAATAATAATGAAAGGTTTGATGGAAGTTATCAAATAGTGTTTCATTCAACATTGATTGGTATGATATTTGAAAAATTATTTGGTAGGAGATGTGATGGAAAAAAACTATATATTCCTATATTTCAATGGAATTATAATTTAGTAAACTATTTAACACAAGGATTAATTGATTCTGATGGATGTATAACTAAAGATGGTGATTTGAGAATATCTTTAAAAAATATAAAATTAATTGAAGAATTTTATCACTTATTAAGATCTTATAATTATGTAGTTGGAATGACAATTGGCAAATCAGAAAAAAATAAGTATGCTAGATTAGATTTTGCAAAAAATTGTGAGTTTATTTTGAAAAGTAAAAAGTTTTATAAAGATAATAGAAAATCAAACCAAAACAATCCTAGAAAACATCAAAATATATTAATAAACGGAAGAAACTTTGTTCAAATTACAAATAAAATAAAAAATAATAAGAATGATGAATATGTTTATAATTTAGGGATCGAAAATGTTCATTCATATAATGTTGAAGGATTAATTTGCAAAAATTGTTATGTGTTAGATAATGTAAATGACTCATACGGAGGAATTTTTTATTCAGATCAACAACTTGGCCAACTTATGAAACGTAGAGCCGGTGTTGGTATGGATATAAGTAATATTAGACCTAAAGGATTAAGTGTTAAAAATGCAGCTAAAACAACTGATGGAATTGCTGTTTTTATGGAAAGATTTTCAAATACTTGTAGAGAAGTAGCGCAGGGTGGAAGGCGTGGAGCTTTATTATTATCAATTAATATTCATCATCCTGAAGTTTCTACTTTTATTAATATTAAAAAAGATCTAAAAAAGGTAACGGGGGCTAATATATCTGTTAAATTAACAAATGATTTTTTAAATGCTGTTGAAAAAGACGAGGATTATGAGCAATATTGGCCTTTAGAAAAAGATAAAGAAAAACAAATAAGTAAAAAAGTAAGTGCTAAAGAAATATGGAAACAGATAATTGATTCTGCATGGTCTGTTGGTGAACCAGGTATTATGTTTTGGGATACAATGATTAATAATAGTTTATCTAATGGATATGGTGAAATACATCCAGCGTTTTATGATAAAACAACCAACCCATGCGGAGAAATTATAATGGGGCAGGATAGTTGTAGATTAATGGTAGTTCCATTACATAATTTTGTTGATAATCCATTTACAAAGACTGCTAGTTTTGATTATGAAAAGTTTGGTTTAGTTGTTGAAAAAGCTCAAAGATTAATGGATGATATTATTGATATGGAAATTGAATGTATTGATAGAATTATAACTAAAGTAAAAAACGATCCAGAAATATTAGAAATTAAAAAAATTGAATTAGATATGTGGAAACAAATTAAAGAAGTTTGTATTAAAGGTAGACGAACTGGATTGGGTGTTAATGCATTAGCTGATACTTTAGCTTCTTTAAATATTAAATATGGATCTGATAAATCTTTTGATGTAGTTAATAAAATTTTTGAGAAATTTGCTATACATTCAATGAAGTCTTCTTGTGAATTAGCTAAAGAATTAGGTCCTTTTCCTATCTATAATAAAGAAATTGAAAAAAAATATATGTCACCTTTATTAGATAGAATTTTTAAAGCAAGTCCAGAAGTAAAAGAATTACATGAAAAATATGGTAGAAGAAATATATCATTAACTACATGCTCGCCAACAGGTAGTATTTCTATTGAAACTAGAACTTCATCAGGTATAGAACCATTATTTACTATTAAACCATATGTTAGACGTAAAAAAATTAATGCAGATAGTGAAAATGTTAAAGTAGATTTTGTAGATGATATGGGAGATAAATGGCAAGAATATAAAGTATATCATCCTTATATAGAAAAGTGGATTCATATAACCGGAAAAACAGATCTTAATGATTCACCATATTATGAAGCTACTAGTAAAGATATTGATTGGGAAAGATCTGTTAAAATTCAAGCAATAGCTCAAAAATGGATAACACATTCAATTTCTAAAACCTTAAATGTTCCAAAAGAAACATCTAAAAAAGTTACAGAAAATGTTTACTTAACAGCATGGAAAACAGGATGTAAAGGAATAACATTTTATCGTGATGAAAGCAGAGCCGGTGTATTAATTGATGAAGAAAATAGTAATATTAATAATATAAACATAAATGCATTAAAACGACCAAAAGAATTACAATGTGATATTTATCATGTTAATATTACAAAAAAATTAGATAAGATTAGAACTTTTCAATATATGGTTATGGTAGGACTGTTAAATGGTAAACCTTATGAAATTTTTGCAAACGAAAACGGTCAATATGATAAAAAATTAACAAAAGGTAAAATTGTTAAACATAGTAAAGGTAATTATGATTTAGTTTTTGAAGATGGTAATATTAAAAAAAATATTACAAAAGATACAACAGAAAACGAAGATTCATTAACTAGAATGATATCAATTTTATTAAGACATTCAATACCAATACATTTTGTTGTAGATCAGTTAAACAAAGTTGAAGGTGATTTATTGTGTTTTGCTAAAGCAATATCAAGGTCTTTGAAAAAATATATAAAAGATGGAACTACTTCAACAGATGAATGTCCAAGTTGTAATAGTAAGTTAGTTTTTGAGAATGGATGTAAAATATGTAAAAATTGTGGATGGTCTGCTTGTTAAATCTTGACAACACTATTAGAAAATGTTATTTTAATAGTTCATTGAAAAAGGAGAGTATATGAAAAAAACTAAGGAAAATGGAAAGAATGTTAAGGAAAAGACTAAACTAGTTAAAGTAGATTTAGATTATATTACTATTGCTAAGATAGCTTTATTGGCGCACGAAAAGGATATTACTTTTAATGAAATGTGTAATTTGATATTAAAAGAAGAAATGGAAAAACTTGAAAAAGGAGTTAAAAATGATAAGTAAAACTTTTATTGAAGACGATGATTTGGGTAGTTTAGCAAATAAGGTTATTAAAGAACGTAAAATGGACTGGTTAGCTAATATTAATTTAAGATTTGTTTTAGTCAGTCCAAGTATTTCAAAGACTGTTGTTGGTAAATGTATTAAACCCAGTCACGAGTTAAAGTATTTTGGTAAGTTTGATTATCTTATTGAATTTTCTGAGGATTTATGGGAAAGTTTAACTTCCGAGTTAAAAGAAATAGTAATGTATCATGAGTTGCTTCATGTTAATATTACTCATGATAAGAAAGGTAATGAAAAACATTCAATTCTAGATCATAATATTAAAGATTTTTCTGAAATTATAAAGGTATATGGAATTGAATGGTTTGATAAATTAAAGACTATTGTTTCATCTGTTAGAAATTTCGATACTAAAGAAGGTAATAAAGTTAAAGTATAAGGATTAAAATGACAATTAATTTTAAAGAATATCAAAGACAATCATCTAATACGGCCATTTATTTAACTAAGGTTTTAGAAAAGTATTCTAATTTACCAGACGAAATAATAAAATATATGGGATTGGCATATACAGCTAATGGTCTGGGTGAAGTAGGAGAAGTTCAAGGTAAGATTAAGAAAATCCTTAGAGATAATGGTGGAACTATTACTAATGAACATAGAACTGAAATTAAAAAGGAAATTGGTGATTGTCTTTGGTATTTAGCGGCTATGTGTAATGAACTACAAATATCATTACAAGATGCTGCTGAAGAAAATCTAAAAAAGTTACAATCAAGAAAAGAACGAAGTGTTTTAACTGGATCCGGTGATAATAGATGAAAGCTTATGTTTATGAATTATCATTTTTAAATAATGATACAACATATAGAACAATTAAAGAAATTTTTGTGCCAGAAATGAATTATTGTTTTAATACTGATATGTGTATATTTTCTAATCAAGTTCCTAGAAATAATAATTGTCATGAAATTATAATTGATGATTGGACCGCAATATTTTTATCTAATTATATTAAATTAACTGAAACTAAAAACAATTTAATTAATGAATTGTTTAATAGTAATTGAATAATAAATAGGAAGATGTTATATTATTGAAAACCTCTATAAAAGGAGTTATGTTTATGAAAGCTATTGAGTATAAGAATGAGTTGTTTGATTTGGTGAAGGATTTAACATCTATTAACAATCAGATTATTTTTGAAAAATCTGATGATAAAGTTGTAATATGTAGAGCAGACGCAGAATCAACCATAGCATATAAGTTAGTTGCTCCAAAGGATTATTTTGCTTTTGATGAAGATCAGGTAGCATTTTATAATTATATGGA